CAGGGTCAATAGTAAAATCAGCATTAGATGGGTCACCCCATGCAACATAATCCGATATATTTAAAACACTTGCTCCACCACTATGTGTTGCTTTTGTAGTTCCGTTAACTCCTCTTGCTCCTCCACTTAAAGTGTTCGTAGAGGTATTATTACTTGTAAAACTTATATCTTCTGTTCCTATTCTAATTTCTCCTGATGATGGAAAAGCTGCTGTGTTTGCTAATACAATAGTTGTAGTAACTGTATCTGTTATAGCGGTTGACAAAGTAGTTGTGGCTGCTCCTAAAGCTGTCCCACTATATAGACCTGTACCCCAACCAAAACCCCCAAGTTGTTGTGATGGTCCCACATGATAATAACATAAAACTGACGTTGATCCTGCAGCACTCATTGGCGTGCCCGTTTCAGTAGAACCTAATGTAATAGTAAAAGTTGTAGTTGTAGGTGCAGCTGTTACCATAAATTTTTTATCTTCAAAATCTGCAGCATCAAAACTAGATGATGCAGGAACAGTCACACTGTCCAACATTACAATATCTTGGTCGACTAAACCGTGTGGGCTGCTGCAATTAATTGTAATTATATTTTGATTTAATGTGCTTGTAAAAGTAGAACCTGTTAATGTTGCTCTAATAGGATGTATGTCATAATATACTCCACCAGAATATACGTATAAAATTCTATTAGTTCCTATGGCTGCGTATTTAATACCAGCATTATCATCCCAATGATGAAGGGCTCTAGCTGCACCAGTTAATTTATCATCGCCTAACTGTGTCCAACCACCTATTTTTTCTGGAGTTCCGTATCTAAATCTAACGTTGTCACCATCAAACCATTGCCCTTCGGCTCCGGTTTCTGTAACCTGTTTGTTGAACCCTGGTAAAAAACCTAATTTTTGTAACATAAAACTCCATATTATGTATTCCTTATTGGTGGAACACCTAACATTGGCCTTCTGTCGAACCTGTTCTTTTCCGCAAAAGGACCATTTACATGGTTATAATGAAGAAATACTTGTCCGCAAGTAGTTCCTTCAAAAGGTTCTCTCCAATGCTCTAATTCACATCCACTATATACTAGCATATCACCAACTTCAAGCAGGACTTTCGTGCCTTTAGGAGCGTTAGGTTTATGTATATTTTTGTATTCGTCTATTACAGTATCGGCACCAGTGCCATCAATAAATATAGGCCATGGATCACCACCTAAATTTATTGTAGTTGATATTTCACAACTCGGCCTATCTTTATGTCTTTTTAACTCATCGCCGTTTTTATACAATCTTGCATATGAATAAGTTGGAATTAAATTTAAACCTGTTTCTTGTTGCATTATTGGTAACACTTTAACAAGTAGGGTTTCCATTACATTATCCGCATAACAAGAAAAAGTATTTGGGATCTGTTGATCTGTCCATGTACCTAACATTCCTGTATCATAGGTAATGTTGTTATCATACATCCATTTAACAGCATCTCGTTTAAGAAGAAAATAGTTAAATACAAAGTTAGCTAGTTCGTAGCTAATTGCTTTTTTAATTACTTGATATTTATTGAAAGCCATGTTGTAAAAAATTAAAACTTACTGATATTCTTATATCATCTGATTTATTAGGTTCAACACAATGCCATAACCATGCAGGAAACATTATTATTCTACCCGGTATTGGGTCTATATGACATTCTCTCCACAAATGTTTTGGTGGTTGACCTGGTTTTCTTAGTGGCATGTTCGTGTGTATTCCTGGTCTTGGATCATTACACATTAATTTACCTGAATTAGGTAATGCTTTTACATAATATACTCCACTAAATAAACTATTAGGATGTATATGGGGTTGATTATATCCTTCTTTATAATTTATATTAGCCCACATATTACCTAGTACAGGCTCTCTATCTAACCATTCTTCTTTCCATACATCGTGCATCATTACAAACAATTCATGTACTAAAGGTTTAAATACAGGCATGTCATGCATATCTGTTTTAGAGTGCCAACCATTTCTATTTGTTTTTTTAATACCAGGATCCCGTTTAGACCATTCAATTATTTCATTAGCAAATAATTGATTATCTAATTTTATATCTTTGCCATATATAATTGTTGGAAAAAATTGTTCTTTAATCATCTAAATGGTTTACCTCCAAACCAAACAACTAACGACTGTCTTACTCCACGTTTCACAGGATTTACTCTATGGTTTAAAAAAGATGCAAATATAATTGCATGACCTTGTTTTAATTCTGCAAATTTACCTGGTGCCATTAATTCTAAATCTCCACCTTCAAACTCTGACGGATCATTTAATAGTAATGTCATAGATATTTTTCTAACAGGTGGTTCGTGTTCCATGTTTACATCACAATCCATATGCCAATCATAAAACCCTCCTTCTGGATATTCTGTAAACTGTGCATTTTCTGTAACCTGTATGTCTCCAAAGCCAAAATGATTTTCATTTGCTTGTTGTATAAATTTATTTAAATCTTGATACATAGGTTCCATTTCTTTAAATGGTATCCAAGAAATTGTTGTAACTCTTTTTTTTGTATCCGTACCACCTCCAGGTCTTCCCATCCCTATTTGTGCTGTTTGTGGTTTTTGTCTTCTACCACATTCAATAATTTGTCTACATTGTTCTGGTGTAAATAATGGTGTTGTTGTTTGCACAATCCAACTTTTCCATTTAGGTTCTTTTATAAGTATGTTTTCGTACATTAGCTTGCTCCTCTATTTCTAATTGGGTTATATTGAACATCCGTATTTGCAGCTAACGTTCGTCTCATTCCTGGTCCATTAAATGGATATACACAATGTCTCATGTCATATGGAAATATATAAAAATCTCTTTCTTTAATTTCTGGTTGATAATCTATAGTAGCAAATTGACCATTAGTTGAACCTAGTATTTGTAGTCTACCATTTTGTGGTGCATCTGGTGATGAATATTCTATACCAAAACTTTGTGGTAATTTTAAAATCATAACACTAGATAAACCTGTAAACAATGATCCTTGATGCACGTGCACTGGATTATATTCATGCTCAAACATAGTATTAACCCACACAGAATTTAAATGCATTTTATATCCTTTTATTTTATTCCAATTTAAATAATGTTTAAATTTTTGTTCAAACCATTGTAATACGTTTTGTGGTAAATGATTATGTTTAGTCATTTTAGAACTATCTTCACCGGCATAAAATAAACTATGTTCTTTTTCTATTTTACCTACAAGTTGTTTATTAGCAGGTTTTAATTCAGGATACTTTGTTTCATAAATATGATTAATTGTATTATAAACATCTAAAGGCACTTGATATTTTAATACTGACTGACCTAAAAATATAAAATTAAAATCTGATGTGTTCATATTTTTGTTTTATCCTTTCTGGTATTTTATTTATATAAGGATTGGGTACCTTTTTAATTACTGATCTTATATTGTGCATATTCTTTCCTACGATAGTATCGTTATATTCTATACCATTAACTTTTACTTGTTGCAAGTTGTCAAATCTATGTTCAAAATAAGGCACGTTTATAAACTGATATATTTTTTTTATTTCTTCTTCAGGTTTTGTAACTAAATCGTCATACTTTACAAAGTGACATATATCTGGATAATTAAATGCATTTTTTATTGCGTCTAAATCTTTAGCAACAGCGCCATTTTTATTCATTATCATACTTAATTTTTCTTCATCATTTTTTAAATTAAATCTATTAACAAATGCATCAGGGTTTTCTGTATACCATTTCATGTAACTTGCTAAAACATCCATAAGATTTCTAAGTATTACAATACATTTAAATGGTCTTTTAAAATGTTTTTGCATTAATGCAAAATTACCTGGTGTCATTACAGGTCCACGGTCAATGATTATACGTTGTGGCCAGTCTTTGTAATAAATATCATACACAGAATCTAATACATTATCTAATGACTTATGGTCTGGATAATTTAAAAACACATCTGTATCTTTTAACAAAAATAAATCTTTCATAATCTCTAATGTAATAGAGTTTGGCGTGCACACTATTTCAGGATTTTGATTCATAATACTTGCAAATAAAGTATTACCTGATCTAGGTTGTGCTACTAAAAAGAAAAGTTGTCTACTTGTCTTTGGCTCCAAGGTCATTGGTCAATTGTTCTTTCTTGTTATAAATCATTTCACCTGATTTTTTAACTCTTTCTATAGTTTGTAATTGTCCAAGTACATTAAATACTTCTGGTTGCGATGAACCTGAAGTTAATGTCTCTGCTTTATTTTTCATAATTATTGCATAAGAATCTAATTGATGTCTGTTAACATCTTTGTCATCAAACGAACCATCATTAAATTCTTTTTTAAGTTCTGACCATAGTTTAATTTCTCTCATACGATCTTTTGCAACTAATTGCATATTAGCTAAACCATATCTAGCTTCATCAAGATCTATTGTATATTTTTCTAATTTATACTCGTCTTGTTCGGTTTCTATTTTTTTTTCTAACCATTTAATTTTAGCTTCGTTACGTCTACAATCAAAAGATAAAGACATTAAATTTTCTAAAAATACATTTTGTTCTCTAACACACTGCCAATACTTTGCAGCTTTAGTTGGATATTTAGCGTCTTGTAAAACAGACATTCTCATTTCTGTTTCTGTTCTAAATACTTGTTTCTTAGTCCATGTGTCTCTAAGTTCAGCTGTCATAGCTTTAAACTCTTTAACATCATTTGGATCTAATAAATTATTTAAACTTGGTGCTTCTTTTTCTATAAGCGCATGTATGTTACGTTTTTCTGTCATAGTAATCCTTTCATTTAGTTAATACTAATATAACTATTATTAACTAGTTGTCAATGTTCTAGCTGCAGCTGTTAACACTTCTGCTGTAAATTCTTCTGCTGCTGTTGTGTGATTAGGAGCTCCAGGAGATGTTAAACCACCTGCGATATATGCATTTCCACTTGCTGCTGCAAATCCATAACCATAATATCTAGAAGTACCTAAACTAGGTCTTGAAGAAAAAGACGTCCCGTCAAAACCTTCAACTTTTGTTGTAGCTGCTGGACCAGGAATTAATCCTGCTAAAACTAAAGCATCAGTTTGAGTGCCTGCTCCAGATGCTCGTCTTCTACCTTGAGACATTGTTGGACCATTTGTCCAATTTGTACCATCATATAATTCAGTATCAGTTTGTGCAAAAACTGGTCCTGAACCACCCATAGCAATTGCTGCTGTTTGAGTTCCAGCTCCAGTTAAATCATCAAATGATTCAGTTAAATTATTTCCTTCAGTCCAACTAGATCCGTTAAATTCTTCTGAAGTATTGTTTGAAGGAGAACCTCCAGCAAGTAATCCTGCTGTTTGTGTTCCTGCAGGACAAGCTGAAAATTTACCAGTATTTAAACTAGGTGCATCTGTCCAATTTGTGCCGTCATATGATTCTACTGTAACTTGAACTCCTTGTGGTGGACTTCCAAAACCTCCTGCAAATATTGATGCAGTTTGAGTTCCCATACCACCACCTGCATAAAATTTTCCTGAAGGTACATTAGTAACTTCTGACCAAGTTGAACCATTATATTCTTCTACGTTAGTTGTAGGAGAAGGTCCTGTTGGTCTTCCTGATACTACTACTGCTGCAGTCTTATCTCCTGCTGCAGAGTGTCCATATCTACTTGTACCCATAGCTCCCATTGAAGAAAATGCTGCGGCTGTAACTGTATTAGTTCCAAAATTATATTCTTCTGAAACATTAGTATAAGGAGTAGCTCCAGCTATAATACTTCCTCCTGATGATCCTGCTCCTCCTCTAGAACTTCTAGGACTAGCTAAAGAACCAACTTGACTCCAAGCTGTGCCATCAAATGTATAACATTTAGTTCCATCATTTGGTCCTGGAGTTCCTGCTGCTGCCATAATTGTATTAGAAAGACCATTTCTAGTTTGGTTTCCTCCTGCTGTAGGTAAATTTGTACCTGCTGTCCAAGTAGACCCATTATAATTTTCTACGTTTGCCATTGCTGAAGCTCCACCTGGTGGTCCAAAACCACCAACACATACACCGTCTGTTTGAGTTCCAACATTGTTCCCCATTAATTGATATCTTCCTGAACCCATATCATTTGAGGTAGTCCAATTTGTTCCATCATATTCTTCTGTTTTTGCAGCGTTTGAAGATGGTTCAGCACCACCAAAAGCTAAAGCTGCTGTTTGTGTTCCTGCAGATCCTACACTTGTTCTACCGTTATTCATATTATTACCGCTGGTCCATGAAGAACCATCATATTCAACAGTAGCATTTGCTCCTGTAGGGGGTGATGTAAAACCACCAAAACCAAGGCCTGCTGTTTGTGTTCCTGCTCCTCCCATTTCGGCTCTTGAAAAAGGTAAAGTTCCTCCTACTGAAAAACCACTTCCATTCCATTCTTCAGTAGCATTAGATTTAGGACCACCTGGTCCTGTGTTTCCACCAAAAATTAATCCTGCTGTATTTGTTCCTGTTCCTGCTTGTGCTCCGTTAGTAGTATTTAAACCAGAAATACTTGCCCATGCTCCAAAAGAAACAACAGATCTTAATGTACCTGTAGTTTCATTATACCAAACCTGTCCTTCGTACGACGAATTCAAAGTTGGATCCGTGGAAAGTTCTTTTACTCTCTTACCATGTATTTCTTCGTAAGTTGCCATTTAAAATATCCTTATGGCAATATTACATCGTCTGGTCTTGTATTACCTGGTTCAGCTGGTGCTTTATCTTCGTCAGGTAAAGCATCCCAAGCAGCTTGATTTGCTTGTACTTCAGCGTCAATCAAAGCTTGTGCTTCTGACTTAGTTTTTTCACGAGCTCCTTTTTCAGCTAACCACATAGCGCCATCAACGTTGTTGCCAACCATCCAGACGTTTGCAGGATAACCTCTAAGGAAGAATTTTCTTCTGTCTTCTGCAGTAAAAAATCCTTTGCCAGTGTTTTCAGCTACTCCATATATAAAGTGTGCCATAGTTTAGTCCTCCTTTTTAAATTTGTTTACCATAAATTAAGCTTGAGTTAAAGTCTTAACATTTATCGCAGTTGTTTCTCCAATAAATTCTTCTGTTTTATTTCCACCAGCGGGTACAGGGCTTCCACAGAATGCTAAAGCATCCGTAGAAATTCCAGTTCCACCTGCTGATCTTCCAGTTCCCATGCTTGGTCTTGTTGACCATGCTGTTCCATCCCATCCTGCAGTAGCAGATTGAGAACTTGTACCACCAAATGCAATACAATCATCTTGTTGTCCATAAGAAGATGCTTGTTGACTATTAGCTGGTAAAAGAACGCCTACGGGTGTTGATGTTGTAGTCCAAGCACTTCCGTTATAAGTTGCGACATTGGGGTTACTTCCTGGATAAGGTGCTTCACCACCAAAAACAAATGCTGTAGTTTCTGTACGTCCACATCCAGTCACTCCATAAGCTCCTCCTGGATAATCAGTTTCTGATGTCCAACTTGATCCATTGTAAGAATCAACTTTATTTGAAGCAAAGGAAGGACTTCCTCCGTTATCTCCACCTGTTGATAAAGCACTTGTTTGAACTCCAGACGAAGCTCCAAAACCTCTTGATGTAGGAACAGTAGGACCACCTGTCCAACTTGATCCATCCCATTCTGCCGAAGCGTTTGTTATTGGATTTTGACCAGGAGCTGTGTTTCCACCTGAATATAAACCTGCTGTTAATGTTCCATAACCAAATGCATTTCTAGCTGTGCTTGGAATAGTTGCAGCACTAGTCCAACTTGATCCATCGTATTGATTACATACATTAACTGTAGGTCCTGGTCCTGTTTCACCACCTATTGCAACAGATGCACTGTGAACGGTACCAAAACCTCTTACTGAACTTGCAGGTCCTGGATAGTTTCCTCCACTAGACCACGCTCCAGCTGTAACAGCATTTACTGATTTAGAATATTCTTCAGTTGTACCAAGAGTTGCTGTACCTGCACTCTCGCCACCAAAAGCTAAAGCTGCTGTATTAGTAGCTCCAGTGCCTCCAAACTGTCTTATTCCTGTTCCCATTGTAGCGGATAAAGTAGTCCAACTAGTTCCGTCATATGATTCTGTTGCGGTTTGATATGTATTAGGTAGAGTCATTCCTCCATAACCTAAAGCTGCTGTTTGAATTCCTGCTCCACCTAAATAACCTCTTCCAGTATTCATGTTATTGCTTGTTGTCCAACTAGATCCATCATATTTTTCTGTAGTTTGTGTTGGAGCTCCTCTACCACCAAATTTAAGACCAGCTGTTTGAGTACCAGCTCCTGCAGCATCTTCAAATGCTACACTTAAAGTTCCACCAGCTGTCCAAGAAGAACCATCGTATTCTTCTGTTGTATTTCTTGTAGGAGGACTACCTCCAAATGCTAAAGCTGCTGTTTGAAGTCCACATCCAGATAAACCCATTTTTGCAACTGGCAAAGCTCCGCCACTAGTCCAACTTGCTCCACCATATTCTTCTGTTGTAGTTGCACCTGATGCAGGTGGTCTACCACCAAAAAATAATCCTGCCGTTTGTGTTCCTGCTCCTGCTCCTTGATATCTTGCTGTACTTAAATTTCCTCCTACAGCCCAACCTGAACCGTTATATTCTTCAGTAGAGTTTGACGCTGTTCCAGTGTATCCACCAAAAGCTAAAGATGCTGTGTTGGGTGAACTAACAGCTCCAGATAATTGAATTCTTGCTGTGCTTAAAGGTGAAGAACTAACCCACGCTTCACTTATAATAATACTTTTAAAAGTTTCACTGGTTGTATTATACCAAATTTCTCCTTCATTAATATCAGCTGAAGGATCAGTTGATACTGCTTTAATTGATCGTCCGTGTATGTTTCTATATGTGCTCATAATTAACTTGTACTAAATGTTTTTACGTTAGCTGCTGTTGTTTCAACTGAAAATTGTTCTGAATTAGCAATAGCAGGTGGACCTCCTCCAAATCCAAATGCCGTAGTTGATGTTCCAGCTGCTGCTGGACCTATATTATAATATAAAGTTGTAAGAGAAGCATTTGTTTTCCAAGAAGTCCCATCATAATTTTCTACGCTTTTAGTATTATCACTACCTGCAAAATACATCATATCAGATTGAGTTCCAGCCATTCCACCCCCATAACGAGCAGTATTCATAGTACCACCTGACGTCCAACTACTTCCATCAAATTCATAAGTTTGTGAGTTTGCCCCACTGGTAAATAAAGCACCAGCCGCTAAAGCAGCTGTTTGTGTTCCAGCCCCACTAGTTGCAAATTGTCTTCCTCCGTTAGGCATAGCTGTACTATTTGTCCAGCTTGACCCATCATATTTTTCAACGTTTGTAATATTAGATCCTGTATAACCACCCAGAGATAAACCTGCTGTTTGTGTTCCAGCTCCCCCATTATATCCTCTAGCAGTATTCATTGCACCACCACCTGTCCAACTAGATCCATCATATTCTTCAGTAGTTGTTACCGCAGGAAATCCACCAAAAATTAAACCTGCTGTTAATGTTCCTGCCGAACCTAAAGCAGCACGAGAGGTTCCTACATTAGTTTCTTCTGACCAAGATGCTCCATTATATTCCTCTACATTTCCAACTACAGAAGGAGTTTTTCCAGCTGCGGCAACAGCTGTTGTTGGTCCTCCAAAACCTCCCATCAAATATCTTGCTGTACCTAAATTTCCACCAGCTGACCATGCTGCAGCCGTAATAACATTTGTTGATGCGTTGTATTCTTCTGTTGTTGTAACTCTTGTGTTTGGTGGATTAGTATTTCCACCGGCTGCAATAGCAGCCGCAGCTGTTCCAGAACTTTGATTTGCACCGGAACCAAATCTAGCTGTTGCCATAGTTGGTTGTGTTGTCCACGACGTGCCATCATATCCTTCTGTTTTATTCATGCTAGCAGAGCCTGGATCAACTCTTCCACCGTAAACAATTCCATCTGTTTGAACTCCAGAAGCCATAGCTACTTCTCTTGCATTACTAACTGATGTTACAGTTGTCCAACTTGATCCGTCATATTCTTCAACATCTGCTTTTCCTGCAGGACCTCCAGTTGCTGCTACTCCTGCTGTTTGTGTTCCAAAACCTGCTATATAATTTCTTGCAGTATTTAAAGATCCCCCTGCTGTCCAATTTGTTCCATCGTATTCTTCGCATGCAGCAGTGTTACCTGTAGCTGCTACTCCACCCATACCTAACGCAGCGGTTTGTGAACCCGATCCTGTAATGTATCTTGCAGTATTTAAATTATTTCCTTCTGACCAAGCAGTTCCATTATATTCTTCTGAATCAGCTATATAAGGTGTTGAACCACTATATCCTCCGTAACAGAGCCCTGCGGTTTGAGTTCCACCACCACCTGCACTTTGTCTTGTAGTATTTAAAGCTCCTCCAGCGCTCCAACCTATACCATTATATTCTTCAGTCAGATTAGTTTGAGGTGGAATATTTCCTCCAGCAACCGTTGCTGCAGCTTGTGTTCCAAAACCTGAACTTTTTTCTCTAGCTGTAGCTAATGGTGCAGCGCTTATCCATGCTTTAAGAACACTTAATCCTCTAAGTGATCCTGTAGTAGAATTATACCACATCTCTCCTGTTAAGGCATTAGATGGGTCAGACGATAATTTATTAATTTTTTGTCCGAATATTTCTTTATAGGTAGCCATTTACCTAATCTCCTTAATTACTCTTCAGCAACCAACCCTGAGTGTTATCTGTAAAGACTAAAGTATTTGCGGCTCTTTCTGTAGAAACAGTTAAATCTGATGCTGCTCCATTAATATTTTTACCATTTCTTGCAACGGTTAAAGCATTAGTGTCAAAAGTACCGGCATAGTCTATAAACGAGATTTCATCCCCAATAGTCGGTGATCCTGGTAGAGTTAAAGTTATTGCTCCAGAAGTAGTATTCATAAAATATCCTGCTCCTGCTGCACCTGATACAGGAGAATCTCCTGTTACTTTTACAGCTTGCCATGAAGTTCCACCTGCGTCGGCTTCTTCCCAAGACAATACTCCACCTGTTGTTGATTTTAAAATGTAGCCGTTTCCTCCTGCTACACCTGCTGGCCACGTCAAAGTATAAGACGTAGTTGTACCTGATGCTTTCTGACCTATGTATTCTCCTCCAGTAGTATCCTGAAGTCTTAATTCTTTCTGTGAACCTATATTTAATCCAGTTGAAGCATTCCAAATAAAATTAGCATCTCCACCAAAAGCTCCTGAATCATTAAACTGAACTTGTGTATTTGAACCACCTGGTAAACCACCTACAGAAACTTCTGCAATATCTGGATTTGTACCATCATTAGCGGTTGCATAAATAATTTTCCAACCTTTATCAGTTGTTGCCCAAGTAACAGAATCACCTGATCCTGAAGCATATTTAAGTTGAACTG